TCCTTCAGTTCATGCTTGTAATATAACACCCCAGGACTCGTTTGTCAAGCCCTGGGGTAAGTTGTTGAAAATCAAGCACTTACGACTTTTTGGGCTTTTTCTTTGTTGTTTTCACTTCAGGTAATGTAATCTTTGCACCTAGAGTTGTCAAGACCTCGCGCATATTTGGGTAAATCTCCAAAAGTGTTTGGTCTTTGATATGTACCATGATGTTGGCTTCTTTCCAGTGCATCCCTTCCAACATTTGGATCCAAATCAATTCTCTTTTATGTGATGCAACATTTTGCATTGTTCCCGCAGTTTGAAAATTTTTAATTCTACGGAATTCTTGTCGGGCTGTGGTATGAGATACACCCTCGGGCATGTCTGCCTCGGGCTTATACGTATCAGGCATACCTGATGGTAATCCAACAAGTTTTTCATTTTCCAATACTGCCATTCGCATCAATGGAGCAAATGTAGAATCCATTTGTGCAATTTGCTTGGTTCTAGACACTTGCTCATCCAACGATGCGCCTTGTGCTATATAATCCAACTTTTCATGTAATCTCATGTTGGCTGACAAATTCATATCAAAACTCCGTGATGTGCTCCATCATGTTCTTCATTTTATGAGCAATAAAGTAATTAAGTAATTGACTCTTATCTCTAGTATTTTTCTGAGAGGTATAGTTATTTATAATACTTTCACGAATGTTTTCCGGGATGTTACGAAAATCCACCAACATGGCATTACGCCGAATACCTGCTTCATGTGGTGTGCCATCCCAATCAGAGATGGACAGCTTCTTCCACTCCTCAAGATCCTTTTTACGGATAGGCTTCTGCCGTCCGCCGGATACAAATACATCATCCGGCGACATGAAATTAGGTACACCATCGCCCTTGTCACCCACTAAGATATGTTCCATGACAATGCGTTCAATAGGTTCATCCGCCTTCACAAACTTGCGCTGAATGGGACTGTATTGCTTGACATTCTTATACCGCTGAAGTTGTGTGAAATCATGGTCACCAGACAGAATAAGAACAGGCTGAGGTTCCATATCTAACCCATCCTGAATTAAATCATTTTCCTGTGTCCACAATACAAGCGAAGCAATAATATCATCTGCCTCGGCTGTATCTGCCTCGACAACAGGATACGGGAAATTCTCTGCCAACTCTTGCTTGATTTGATTTAACGCCTCAAAGATGGCATGCCAATCAAAGCCAGAATCATCCCGAGCCTTCTTACGATTAGCCTTGTAATGTGGGAAAATTTGCTTACGCCAATACTTTTTATTGTCACAGGCAATCACAATGTTACCAAACTCATTGCCATACTTCACCTTGTATGAGCGCAATGCATTGATAATCATATGACGAATCAATGGTGTGCTGATTTCCACATCAGTACGACCACGAAGCTCTGCCATAAGAGTACTAATAGCTGTTTGACTATAATCTACGATAATCATATAGTTCCTTAAATGAATTTTTTGCAATCATCGTTGGGGTCACGATGACATAAATGGACTACGTTTACTGCCAACACACCTTGTTTTTCCTTTTCAGCACATTCATCACATAAAACATAACGAATGTGTAGATGTTTGTCAAGGTCCATGTACTCAGGACGACAGGTGAGGCCGATGTTTTCCACACCGGCGTCCACCTGGTCCTGAAAAAATCTGGAACAACATTCTGGTATATTACTATGGATTCCAAAATGATAATGAAAATCCTTCATTAATCAATTCGAAGAATCAATGTATCCAGAGTCATGCGCCCAGACATCACCTTACACTTTGCCTTAATGGTGTCGAACCAATTCACCGTCTGGTTCTTACGAAGGCCTGCCACCATGGTCAATTGTTCCTCGGGCTTGCGAAGAATCTTCTCGCACGTCACCTTGAACCCCTGAATCTTGTTACCCTTCACATACAAACTATCCTTCACTTCAGCCTCGTAATAACCCAGACGACGCTTCTTGGTATCATATACCCAGACCATGTTCGCGCCAATGATGTCCACGGGGTTCTTAGATGGGATGCCTTCCCAATCCTTGAGATACCGGAGCTTGCTCACCATCTTCTTCTTGTCAACAGGCTTACGCTTACGAATACGCTGTGCCTTGATACGAGTGGACTGTTGCGAAATGGAATCCAGAACAGAGGAAAATGCATCAATAATCTTTTTGAAATTGCGCTTACCCACATAGGCATATCCTTCCGCAAGTTGCTCATCCTCACCGGCATAAGCTGCTTGCCACTCAATCAAATTACGATTAAGGTAATCCTGAACGAGCTTGAGCTGCGGACCCTTGAATCCCTTAGATAGGATATCTCCTGAAATGTCCTCAACCGATGCCACGTTACCATCGAAGGCATCATCCACGCGAACATCCAAATCTGAGAGCACGCCGGCCACCTGCTGTCGAATACGATCCTGAATGGTAGGACGATTCACAACAGGCGCCGCCGTGCGCGAGCGTTTCACGGGCTGAGTTACCAGACCCACATAATTGTGTAGCAGTGTTATATCCTTGTCTGTAAGAGGAAATCCCTGCATGTGCATACGCGCCACGGCGCACATGGTCTTATTGATATTAGAACAATCCCGCCATGTGGCGATGTCTTGCTTCGCGGTTTTCGGACGATGCTGCTTGATCCAGGCTTCCAGATATTTCACATAATCCTTATCGCCGGCACAATAATTATGCCAGTTCAAGCCACGAAGCATTTCCTTGTTGTACTGGTCATCAGCCACATCCATGTCAAGCCACGACGGTTCATCACCGATAAACTTAGCGTCAGACGCAGGAGGAAGAACAGTATGTAGAGTCATGATTAAATCTCGATTTTAGTGATGGAATCCCAGCGGAACGAACGCCAAGCCTGATTCTCCATGTCCCAGACCGGGCAAACATCTGGATTGGACTTGCGAGCATTTTCTGAATTTTCACGCTGAGGAATAAACTCCTCGTTCAACGTACACTTCATCACCCGGGCAGTGCCATCCTTCTTGGTGAAGTGTACATCAATAACTGAGCTGCGCAGAATGTTGCGAATCCCTTCGCGTGAAACATTATCTAGGTCGTTCATACAGCCTCCATGTGTTAGAGTATACTTAAATATAACACATTAGGAGTCATTTGTCAAGTCCCACGTAAGTGCTTATAAATCAACGACTTACGACATCGTTCCTGGGGGAGTTTTAGGCTTTTTCACCATTTTAAACCAGGATCCTGGGTTCCAATCATCATTCATTTCGGTGACATTGTTTTTAACAGATTCCACAAAATTCTTAGTGGGTTCTAATTTCACCTTTTTATTTTCTTCCCGATTCAATTTAGCTGTCATGTTGGCGGCGATGACTAATAGAATGGCTAGCGGATCAAACACGAAAATTAACATTAACGTTAATAACCGTACGGCTTTATCAATGGTCGTGGCATCATCACTAGAATATACCATTTGAGCCACATATTTAATAGGACCCACTTCCGTTTCTAATGTTCTTTGACCCGCATTTAATTTCGCCTTCTCCGCCCGCAATTCTGAAATATTTTTATTACCATTGCGTATAGTTTCATTTAATGAAACTCGCTCAGTTCTTTGTGTTGCACGCAAGCGAACGGCGCGTTCAGCACTTCGTTCGGTGTTAGATAATGATGAGATGGCAACATCCATTTGTTGAATGGTTTTTCTTGCATCATCCACAATCAGTTGTTCTTGTTCTATTTGATTATCTAATAACACAATTTGTTCGGAATTATTTCCCAAATCTTGTGTGCCTTCTGCATAAGATTTTGTTAAGTATCCAAAGATACCAATACTGGTGATGAAACTCAACATGATGATGGCGGTAACAAAATACACGCGCATCAATTTATTAGCAGAATCCCAGAAACGATAAATCCAAGATGCTGCCACGAGCTTTCCCAGCTCTAAAGCAGCACCCATTAAACTAATGGCGATAGGCGAACCAGGAAATACAGCAACCAACCCAGCTACAGAAAACCAGGCGGCAATACTACTAATGAAAAATGCTGAAAGTAAAGTGATAATAGTCATAGTTTTAAATGTTTACGGTGTATTTTACACATGATCCAGTCATTATAAAACTTATCAGGTTGCTCTAACACACCATGTTCAAATTGAAGTTTGGCTTCATAATAACTACATTGTCCTTTAGTCGTACAAAGATGCA